AAATTAAAAAAAGAAGAAGTATTAGATTTAAAAAGAAAACGAAACTCTGATTTAGTATGGTTAAATGATACTTGGATTTATAAAGAATTACATCCATATGTACACGAAGCTAATAGAATGGCTGGTTGGAATTTTGATTGGGACAGATCTGAATCTTGTCAATTTACAAAATATAAACTAAATCAATACTACGATTGGCATTGTGATAGTTGGGATAAACCTTATGAAAAAGAAGGACCCGACAAAGGTAAGATTAGAAAACTATCTATGACTTGTCAGTTAACAGATGGTTCAGAGTACAAAGGTGGTGAATTAGAATTTGATTTTAGAAACTATGATCCACATATGAGAGATGAA